TAAAAGGCCGTTAGTGTTCATGTGCAGCTTTAATCTTAATGGCAGGTTGTTATGGGCATGGCTTACAAATTTAACCAGGTCTTTATGCAGTGTAGGCTCTCCCACTCCAAATAGATTGATCTCTTGCTGTGTTCCCTGGCTTGCAAAGAACCGGACATGATCAATGCACTGTCTGAATACATCGCCTGTCATATAGCCAACATCTCTATAATCCTTTTGGAGTCTTGCCGGGCACCACTGACAAGACAGGTTGCAAATAGAGCTTATTTCAATACTATTTATGGTGGTTATTTTCATTTGACACCATCCGGCAATATCTGGTGGCAGTCTTTACACAAACTGAATGATTTTATTTCAATATCCATTATGTTCTCATCAAATACCGTGCCAAACTCTCCAAGATTTCTGTAATCATAACAGCAAGGAGACAAACCGCCCTCGCTGTTGATATATCCGTGACCACCAATAATTGGATGACATGGTATAGTGTAATTCATATGAACCCGGTGTTCAGGCTCAAGCTGATCCGCCCAATTGTGACTTGATTTGATTGCTCCGTCACTTATAACGCCATTCATGCCAACCGCTGTCAAAATATCGGCACATTTTCTGGCATGGTATGCATCATGAGCAGATACATCCACCCTGTCAATCCCTGTGTCTTTTAATGCCCTGGCAAGCTCTTTATCCATCAAAATACCATTAGTGCAGAACATAACAGGCAGGTCTTTCATGACTTTTTTGGTCATAATAACCCGTTCAATCAATTGTGGATCAAGTAAAGATTCACCGATGCCATTAAGATTGACTTCTCTTTGAGTGCCGGCCTTAACAAGCTTGCCCAACAAGGACAAAGAAAGATTAAACACCTCATCAGACATAATACCAGCTTTAAATGTCAGCTCCGACACCATTAATCTATTAACACAATACTTACATGCAAGATTGCAGATGCTTGATAATTCAATACTGTTTATGGTCTGTAATTTCATTAAACTTTACCCTTGTTTATGCCGCCCTGGTTATATTTATTAAATCCTGTGTCATTCGTTCCTGTCAACATAACAGAATCATATTCAATGCCAATAAATCCACACACTCTTTTTAATTCATCTTCTGTCCTGAGTAAAAGGTCTTCAAATGATAATTGGATTACATTCTCAGGGCTTAATTCCCTGTGTTCCCAATAAAGCGATTGTGCCCACTTCCAATTTTTAGTATATTCATCATGAGGATTATTATTCTTGTGATATTTTGAATAACGCCGGAATAACCAGATGACTTTAAAATCATCAATGATATTATGCACATCATCAGAACCCCAACCCCTGGAAATGAATTGCTCTAAGGGTATTTTGTTGCCCCAAATCAAAGAACACTTTTCAGCTTGAATTTTCCAGCTTTCTATTTCTTCAACAGCCCCACATTTTGAACCTCTGCCGAATTCAAACATCACATGTAATACAGGATGAGCATTCAGCAGGCCTCGCAATAAAGAAGTGCCTGTGCCGCCGTTGCCTAATATGATTATGCCTTGTTTCATCCAAATCCTTTCAATGGTTGAACGCTTCCAGGAATAATATCCTCTTTTCCATCCCAATCATCAATGACCGTTACGGGTACTAAAATTGAACGGCATTGAAAGTGATTAGGCGGCATATATTCAGCCCAATCTTTTTTAATACGCCCGTTTAAAGTCTCGCATATGTCTGTTGTTCTATCATCAAGGATTGCGCTATATTCAAACGCCTGTATAAAGCCTTTGAATTCAGGTCTGCCGAATAATGACAGTCTGGATTGATTCATAGCATCTGAGTTGTTTGTTCTGGCTATATTTTCAAGTCTTGCAGGTACGTTTATTGCTCTGCCGATTGCATCCACTTGAGGTAATAATGAAACAACTGCCGTATCTGTGTTAAGTGCTAATATAGTTTCTTTCAGTGTCTTGTCATATTTAATGGCATTCTCTAAGACCTGACCCACTGCCTTTAAGACATCAGCATCAAGGACATTAGTTATTTTTATTGATTTGGATGCAAGAAATCTGTCTGCCCTGGTTCGATCCATGCCCACTATCTGATCTTTGTTTATCTTTTTGGGTAACTCAGCAGCAGCCCTGATATAATTCTCATCAAAGACAGATTGCAAGTTTTTTCGGGTTGATTTGCGTGTCTTGGTTAATATGGGTTTGGGAATATGAACCGTTTTGAACTCTTCAAGTCCAATATTACCGAAAGAGCGATCACCTGCAATTGTAATTATTTGGTTTTCGATTGATAACCGGGCTTGACCCATCCATCTTGATAAATCGTCTGAAAAAGCCTCGTCATGTTTATCAAGGCTCTGATCTATCTCTTTAAATTTTGTTCTTTGGAGCCATGCGCCGCCGGATGCTTGTGCAAAGGTGAACTGGTCTATTGGTTCTTCAGGTTCAAGTATATCATCTTCAGGCTCTTCAACCTCTTCCTTTTCAGGATATCCCAAAAGATTCCTTGTGTGCGCTTCGTCTTGGTCACTATTGGTGACGGCTCTTTTACTCACTAACTCAGACCACGCTTTGGCAAGGGCAAGCTTCTCACGCTCAGTCATAGGATCAAATTTAAACTTTGGAAAGTCTTTAGTGCCAAAATTCCACAATGCAAGCTCTGCAAATAACTGCTCATTTAAAACTTCTGCAAGGCTCTTGCATATATCATCCACAATCCAAAGGAATACATCAAATTGAGTTTGTGATTGTGAATAGCTGCCTGTCTGTCCCTGCTCTGATAATCCTAACAGGTTGGGAACCAGTAAGGATTTAGAAATTGATTTATCATGCTGCGCCACGGCTTTTTCAAATGCATCTGTTTTCTCAGGGCTGAACATCTCAAATTTATAACCCTTTGGCATATAGATACCCGTCCTGACACTCATATTATTCAGGATGTTCATGATCTTACTTTTTATATTGGTGCCAGTTGATGCCTTTTCCCCAGGTGTCACAACCGGGAACCCTGAACCATGCCTCTCAAGATGTATATTCTGGAATCGGATGGTTATATCCTTTGACCACCACGCCCGGTATGCAGATCTTAAATCGCTCTCGCCATACCATCTATCTTTTTCAGGTTGATTAACCCAATGGATTACCTTATCAACAGGTATCTTGTTTGAGTTGAACATATCACCCTGTGATATGCTGTCGAGTGTGCCGTACTTGTCCACATTAAAAATGAAAGTATCCCAGGGTTTCAGCTTGATATCATCAATACCCCAATATGGTGAACCCTCAAACTCAATATCTTTATAGACTTTTTCAGAGATAGAAAAACCATTCTCCATGGCTGACATGATGAACTTGAGCTTTTCAGTGAAGCTGCCCGTCATTTCATCCAGAACAAGATTAAAAAAATCTGCTATGGGCTGCTGCTCTTCCGTTGCGTCAAACTTCCAACCCCTTGCAACTACTGCCGACTTTTTAAAGCTTAAAACAGCCTTGACCTGTTCATCAGTCATCATTTTTTGATAGACTTCATTGCCTTTTTTAATTCTCAGGGTATCAGGATCATAATGCTGAAATGATTTATTGTCATAGATAAGAGAATTAAAGCCTACTATGACCTCATCATTAACTTTTACGGGCGGTTCTGTTGTCTTGAATATATTAAACATCCCAATCACCCTCGGCGGCTTGTGAATTGCAAGCCTCTATAATATCATCGTCAAACTGTATCATATGTTCCTCATTTGCGTATCTTAAAGCGTCTATGAAGTCATTAAACCTATCAACAGGCTTATTCAGGACATTACCGTTTCTGTCTTTGATCCAATGATATTGTTTAAAATTGTTTATTGTATTCTGGCAGGACTTGTCTATGAATATGCTGTATTTTTTAAGCCATTGGATGCCATGCAGGATTGAATCCTTGCCCTTCCTGGCGCCGACTGCACTCAACCCATAAGTACACAATTCATCAATACTTTTGGGTTCTGCACTGTCACACACCACGATATCATCACCAACAAACGGCTTTATGTCATTGGCAATCACTTCATTTGTGATACCC